ATCCCGTCGGGAAGCCGCTTTGGGTACCGACAAAAGAAATATTAGATAAAGTTGAAAGTCTGGCAGCGCGCGGATTAAATCAAGAACAAATTGCTCATTGCATAGGAATACACCCAGCTACTTTATGTGATAAAAAACAAGTTTTCTGCGAATTAGACGACGCGTTAAAAAAAGGAAAAGCGCAAGGAATAGCGCATGTTACGCAAGCGTTGCTCAATAATATTGACCTCGGCAACGTTGCTGCACAAATATTTTACTTAAAAAGCAGAGCGGATTGGAAAGAAGCAAAACACGAACTTGTTACTAATGAAAATCAATCATTAATTGAAAAACTCATAGACAAACTTTAATTGCATTTATTTCATGCTTGACTAATAATATCCCTACTAAATGGAATTTAGTAATAAAAAGGAATTTATTATGTCTGGTATTACCTTTATCTCCCGCGATTTTGGTGTCAACGTTTCTATTGTTAGACTGACCACCACTGATAATACAGCTACTGCTACCGCTGCAAATTATATCACTAATCAATTAGCTAATATTGCTGCTGCAAACGATGCGGTCGGATCAAGCACACCGTTTTCGTGGTTTGCTAATGATTGTATTTTATTATCAGCAAGTGACGGTCTGTCATTCTGCTCGATCAATTCAACTTTCACTACCCTATCTGAGTTACCTACTTTATTGGCTGTCCAAAGTGGCATCGTTGCGCATGCTGGGGGCGGACAAACTCTAGCTACTCAGCTAAATGCAGGCATTAATGTCATTGCAACAGCTGCTACCACAGGCGATAGCGTCATTTTACCTGCTCAAGTTCAAGGGCAATTTGTTCTCGTTGAAAATGGAGGGGCAAGCTCAGTCAATGTTTACCCTGCATCAGGCGATACAATTAATGGCGGATCTGCTAATGCACCTGTTGCTTTAGCGGCCGGAGCATTCTTAGTATTTTATGGTGATAGTTTAACGAATTGGTTGGAAGCATCAGTTTCACTGCCATCAAATGTTGTGCTAACAAACGCGCCAAACACTTTTACCGGAACAGGTTCAATCATATTACCGAAAGTCAACGGCACAGAAGCTTCTAACGCTGTGACAGCGAGCGGCGTGGCTGGTGATATTACAACTTCATCTTTGACAACTGCCGGCGGATCAAGTTATGCAATCACGTGGACAAATACGACCATTACGGCAACTTCTGTTGTCTTGCTTACTTTAAATGGTGGGACAAACACAACTGAAAATTTCACAATGAAAGTGGTTCCAGGTTCTGGCACTGCAACTTTAACGATTTACAATAACACTGCTGCAACTGCATTGAATGGAACACTGATAATTGGTTATGCAGTATTATAAAGGAGAGAAAGAATGAGTGATTTTGATGGCGAATCTGGCCAAGTAATGAACGTAAAAGATGAACAATATTCTGCTATGCCAAAATCCTGGCAAGCTGAAAACAATCGCGATATGAACAAAGGTATGGGGTATGGAAACATGGCTGATTTAGCAAATACTCCACATCCTGCCACCACCATGGAAGGAGCTAAACGGAATTCTCAGCTTTCTCCAAAGATGCCGGGTGAAGACGAATTTAATTATAATTCGAATCGCTAATACTTTTTAAAAGATCATGGAAGATGTGCGGCACCATGGAAGGTGCCTTGTATTGTTTAAATTTTAAGGATGAGATATGGATATCAATAGTCTCCTAGATGAGAAAGAAAAGTTATTGCTTGAAACATTCTTTGAGAAATTCAAAAGTGTCAGCGCATTTGTTAAAACACTTCAAATAAAAGAAAAGTTTAAAGATATCATTCTAAAATCATTTGATGACGGTTTCCTGTGGACAAGAGAAGCTCTCATGGTTGCAGCTTGGGAAGAAAAGCAACAAGCTTTTTTAAATTCTCAAGTTCAATCAACTGATATTTCTGCTGATCTTTCTAAATCTGAAGAAGTTATTTCTAAAGAAGGTCATCATCACGATCAGAGTGAAACGCTTCCTTAGATTAATCAATCTATGATAACGGAAGATCAACTTGATACGCTAAGAGACTTTAAGAAATTTGCGCCGAAGTTTCTTAGCATCAGAACAAAGTCAGGCAATAAACGATTATTTAACTTTAATCGTGCACAAGAATATTTGCATGTTAGCCTTGAGAATCAAAAGCGAGAAACCGGAAAAATCCGCGCCATGGTTCTCAAAGGACGTCAACAAGGTTGCTCAACATATATACAGGCAAGGTTCTTTCATCAAGTTGTGACGACGCTTGGCAAGAAAGCATTTATTCTCACTCATGATAAAGAAGCGACAAAAAATCTATTTTCCATGGCTCAACGGTTTTATGAAAACCTAGAGCCAGGTCTTGTTCCTAAACCTGATACTGCTAATGCTAAAGAACTTTATTTTAGAGAGCTTGACAGTGGCTATGCCGTCGGAACAGCAGGCAATAAATCCGTTGGTCGTTCTCAAACAATACAATTGATGCACGCTAGTGAAGTAGCCTATTGGTCATTTGCTGAAGACCATTCAAAAGGAATTTTGCAAGCTGTGAGTAATGAAAGCGGCACGGAAATCATCATGGAAAGCACGGCTAATGGAATTGGTAACTACTTTCATCAGAGATGGCTTAGCGCCATGTCATCAGAAAGTGAATACCAGGCAATATTTTTGCCTTGGTATTGGCAGGATGAATATACTTACGATGCTGAGAACTTAAGTTTAACAGATGAAGAACAACAGATTTATGAGCTTTACCATCGCAATGGCTTAACTAACGAACACATCGCATGGCGCAGGATTAAGATTAACGAGTTCTCAAAGGATTTTGAAGCGGGAAGAGAGCATTTCAATGTTGAATACCCGATGTGCGCTAATGAAGCATTTAAAAATCCTATTCACAATGTCTTTATTAATAGCAAATATGTGGAGAAAGCTCGCACTATGGATATAGAACATAGTGGATCGCTGGTTATTGGTGTTGATGTAGCGATAAGTGATCGTGATAGAACAGCAATTATTAGACGTAAGGGACGCGTCGCATTTAATTTAGAGCGCTTTCAAAATTACAATACGATGGAAATAGTTGGTAGACTTAAACGCATTATTACAGAAGAAAAACCCCACAAAATGTATATTGATTGTATCGGTATCGGTGCTGGCGTCGTTGATAGACTAAAAGAGATGGGTTATGACTGCGTCGAAGGAATAAACGTAGCACGTTCAGCAAATGATAAAGAAAAATTCAAGAATCTACGCGCAGAACTTTGGTCAGATATGCGAGATTGGCTATATGGCGAGATGCCTGTGCAAATTCCTGATGATGATGAGCTACACGGCGAGCTTTGTTCACTGGGATTTAAAGAAAATTCAAGTGGACAGTTACAGATTGAAAGTAAAGATGATCTAAGATCGAGAGGCTTACCAAGTCCTGACGGTGCAGATGCTTTAAGTTTATCTTTTTTTGGTGGGATGTTTGGTGCTTATACCAATCAGATTGATATACCGAAACTCTCACCTTATGAGAAATCAATGTTTAGATAATGGAAGAAAAATAAATGGATAGTAATGTGATTGGATCAAAGCGGTTGATTGCCTCAATTCTTTTGCGTGCGATTGAAGATGCAAAGTTATATAAAATGCCCCTTTCACCTTCGCGTAGACGCCTTGTTAAAAATAAAAAACGCACAGAAGATGAAATGCTTGCTTGGGAAGCAAGACAGTTTCTCTATGCGACAAATAAAGTATTCTCTTTCTATGCTACGTCGCTCAGTCTTGATCCTATTTATCTTGCAAAATCGATTCAGCGTTCTATTTGGAAGTTTGACCATACTAAGTAAGGATCGCTTAGTATCGCTCTATAAGATTAAGGTTTAGAATAGCTAATTATTGACCGTTTAAAGGATTAAATGGTGATTTATGCCAAGGAAAGACCCCGCTTTATGTGTGAAAATTCGTGATCGCGTTGATAAATGGGAGAAGTATTGGACGATTAATCGTAGTTTATACTACGAATGGATCGATTTTGTCATGGGTGATCAATGGCGAGAGGATGAATCGAAGCTCTTTGAACGTTATAACAAAATCCCGCTGATATATAATAAGTTAGGCGTGCTCATGAATCACCTCGTCGGTGATCAGATGCAAAATACGCCCAATCTTCAAATTTTACCTGATGAAGATGTGCCCGTTGAAACTGCCGATATTCGCGCAGCTCTTATTCGTAATATCAGTTTAAATTCTGATTCTAAGACAGTCTATAACACGGTCTATGGACAAGAACTGGTAGGTGGCTATAGTGCTTATCGCATA